GGTTGGACCCGTTTGGCCAGTTGGACCGGTTGGACCGGTTGTTCCCTGTGGGCCAGTTGGACCTGTTTGGCCAGTTGGACCTGTTTGGCCAGTTGGACCGGTTGGACCCGTTTGGCCAGTTGGACCGGTTGGACCCGTTTGGCCAGTTGGACCGGTTGGACCGGTTTGGCCGGTTGGACCCGTTTGGCCGGTTGGACCCGTTTGGCCGGTTGGACCCGTTTGGCCAGTTGGACCGGTTGGACCGGTTTGGCCGGTTGGACCCGTTTGGCCGGTTGGACCAGTTGGTCCTGTTTGACCGGTTGGTCCTGTTTGGCCGGTTGGTCCTGTTTGGCCGGTTGGTCCTGTTTGGCCGGTTGGACCTGTTTTGCCGGTTGGACCTGTTTTGCCGGTTGGACCTGTTGGACCTGTTTTGCCAGTTGGACCTGTTGGACCTGTTTTGCCAGTTGGACCGGTTCTTCCAGTTGGACCGACTGGACCAGTATGACCGCGTGGTCCTGCGCATCCTTGCGGTCCTTTTGGACCACGTGGACCAGTTGGCCCACAAGGATAACAACATCCTCCACAACATGGACCACAAGAATAACATTGGTTACATGAATAATCGCATCCGCAATTTCCACTCTTAATTCCAATTATATTACAATTACTCGACATATTATATATAATATATATTTTTTACGCAAATTGGATTCTTATTTTCTAAACTTAAAAAAATTGAATGATATAACTTAAATGGATATAATTACATATAATATTCAATGTCCGTTTCTTGGGATTTCTAATTACGAAGAACGTCTCGACTTAATCATAAATAAACTCACCTTATATAATGCAAGTGTCATTTTATTACAAGAAGTTTTCATAATGAGCTTTTTTTCAATGAAAATATTTTCCAAAGATAACTATATAAAAACACGCTTACAAAAGATAGGATACTCATATTTTGCGCAATCTACATCGACCACTAACATGCAGAACGCCGGTCTTTTTATTGCTGGACACTATCCAATTGAGGTCATCGATGAAATCGCGTATCCACAGAGAGAAGAAGATGAGCGTTTTACAACAAAAGGCGCAATCATTTTCAAAGTGAACCACCCAGTCTATAAAAAGCTCACAATCATAAACACACATCTTCATTGTATGAATTATATTGATGAATATTCTAAAATACGGATGGAACAACTACAACAAATAAAAGACACATTGATAAAACATAATATATTTTCAAATATATTACTTTGCGGAGATTTGAATATCGACTCAATCAATCAAACCACTTATAAATATTATGAGAAACTGATGGAACTTTTTCCAGATGGAAAAGACTCATTTGCGCCACCGTTTCCAATCACAAATCCACCGGATGCGCGCATAGATTACATCGTTTATTATGGAAAAGAATTTGAATTCCATAATACGCAGATTGTTGATGCGAACAGTGATTATCTTGAAGCGAGCGACCATTTGGGTATTCGAACGCGTCTTTTTCACAATAAAAAATGAAATTTAAAAATAATGATTATTATAATACTAAGAAATGAGTGTGAATAAAGGAACTGGTGCAGGAGGAAAAAATACAAATAAAAATGGATTAAATTTTGAAAAAATATCAGATTCAATTCCAAAATTATTAGATGATGGATTTATTAGAAAAGAATTATCAACATTGAAAAAATCTAAAAATAAATTCTCATTTTATCTTGAAAAAACACTTTCAAATAAAACAATAATTTTCCTAACAAAAAATGGATTAAAAGAATATCTTAAAATATTTTTGAATCTTGATATTTTTCGACAACCAGATGAAGCATATTTGATTAAAAATAACGATGAAACAGACAAAAAATACAAATTACTAATATTAGAAAAAAAACATCAGAATACTTCTGGAAGTGTTAGTGATAAATTAGGATTAGGAACCTATTTTGTGTATGAATATACGAAATCTATCAATAATCCGTTCATTGTTGTCGAATACGCATTTTGTTTATCAAATTATCTAAAATCTGAGTATTTATCAAATACAAAGAAATACGACATATTACGAAAATATAATGTTGAAAATAATATCAAAGTATTTTTTGGAGAAGATTCGGATTATCACCAAAAATTACATGATTGGATTCACGGAGAGTAATAAATAATAAAAATTGATTTAAAAAAATTCAGTCTTGTAATAGTATTAATCTTATAATATGTTGTTTTCACAAAATCCAATCAAGTTATATTCTCCAATCAAATGGGCAGGTAATAAACATTTCATTCTTAACAAAATACGTCCATTTATTGAGGAAAATAATACGTGTCATTGTTTTTATGAATGTTTCGCAGGTTCTCTATCAATTTCACTCGAATTTCAACCCAGAAAATTAGTCGTCGTCGATAGAAATTATCCACTTATAAATATGTGGAAAGTAATAAAGAATAATCCAGTTGAACTATGCGAACTTTTATCTGAATATTCGAATGATTCTATATATAATAATCGCGCAAAATATGATGAAATTCGGGATATTTTTAATGTTGAAAAAATGTCGGAAAATATGATTGAATCAATTGAAATGGCAGTCCATTTTATTTATTTGAATAAACGTTCATTTAATGGATTATATCGTGAAAATCAAAATGGAAAATATAATGTTCCATATAGAGAATATAAAAATACAAAAATATACGATGAATCTAATATTTTAAATATATCAAAATATTTTAATGAAAATGATGTATCATTCTATTGTAAATCATATAATGAGGTTGAAATACTTCCAAATTCATTTGTTTATTTGGACCCACCATATTATGAGTCAAATACGAGTAGTTTTACCGCATATACGAAAGAAGGATTTACAAAACAGAATCATCATGAATTGTTTGAATATTGTAATTATCTAAATACAAATGGAATAAAATTTTTACAATCGAATTCACCTTGTTCTGAAATTATGAAAATGTATAATTCATATAATTTAAGGGATTTTTATATGGGTCGGTCGATGAGAAGCGCTAAAATTGGAAATCACACTATATCCACTGAAAATAATGAATTATTTATATGGAATAACTTATAATTTTTATTTATTCAAACATTTTTGTTATAAAATAACTTTTTTATAAAAAAGTTATTTTTCAAGAAAACGTCAGATTATTATTTGAATATTTTCCTAAAAAATAGTCTCCAATAACACGTTGAATTCATCAATCATCTTCTTCGTCTTCGAGTAAATTTGCTTTCGTTCTTGGAGATTTTCCGGAGTTTGATTAGGGACCTTGTGCTGTTGCGCGAATATATAATCACACTTCTTCATTTTCGTGAAATCCACCAATTTATACTCCGGATTTCCGTCATTCATCACGATTTCATAAAATATTTGAAAATTATTCCCATTGGAAACCCCATTCACTTGAATAACCCCGCAATTTTTAAAAGTATTCTCCCAAATATTCAACGCAATATCCAAATTGTTCGCTTTATTATTTTTTAGTTTGAATTTTTTATACTTATCCCCGCGCTTAGATTCTCCGCTTTCGATGCTCAAATTCTTGACATCTGGATGTATATCTAAATGTTCATAAATAGTTTCATAAAGACCCTTGTTAAAATTATTGGACATATAATATTATAAATATTTTTATTTTGTTTTCTTTTCTCTTTTTTAAATATCTGACAAATATTCTAAACCACCATTTCCAGTAGGAGGAGGAACCCCGCTCTGAGGAACACAACGTATACTATCTTCCTTACAAGTAGGAGGAGTCAAATACAACCACTTCGCAAATGATGTTTGCTCATTCGGAATCGTCGTGCTCGGCATAGTATAATACTGGCGCTGTGAATTCCTCTTGTTATACAAATCACTCACATCTCGATACAAGTTATACTCAAAGTCCTTCTCCACTTTGGAAGCAACTTCCGGTTTATCATAATACTTACAAGCTTCCGGTTTCTGCTTGTTATCAGTTATCTGATTAATGTTCATAAAAGGATTGTTAATTGATGGTTTCGAGCATTCTCCATTAACAATTTTATAATCGTCCAATGTTGTTCGTATTTCTCCACTGTTTTCAAGAATTGCTTTTTGAACATTTGCTAAATGGGCACTGTTATCCTTCTGAGAATTCAATAGGCTCTTATAATCTTGGAATTCTTCCAATTGTTTTGGCTTGTAATTTTTAAATATCAAGAATGTGAATACTAAAACCACAATGAATATATAAATATACAAATAGTTCCCAAAAAATATCATCAATAATAAACTAACATAGAAAGATAAACGAACTAAAGCGTTCAACTTTTCAGAAAGAGATAGGGTCGGATTTGGGAAAAACTCAATGAACCTATTAGGGTCCCATAATACGGAAGGTTGATTATACCAAAAATTATCTGATACTTTTTCGATGTTCATATTACTTTATTATAGATTATTTTCAACTCACTTTTTCTTACTATGTTTTTTCTTTTTACCACCACCTCCGCCCATGAGGCCCCCCATCATCGAAAATAAATTTCCCATTCCCTCCATACCCTTTCCACCTTTACCACCGCCCATTCCACCCAACCCCATCGATTGTAAGGCCGGATTTAACATTCCCATCATTTGCGTTGCATCTTTCATAAGGGCCTCTTCATTCAAATCCCCACTCGCCAGTTTCGTCTGTAATTTGCTACTAACTTTTTGAATGATGCTTCCTAAACCTCCACTTCCCCCATTCATGAAAGATTTCATCAAATCATCGGGCGACTCTAAATTCTGTAAATCACTCAAATCTAAATCCTGACTGATTTCTTTCGCTAAATTACCAATGCTCGAATTCATAAACTTCTCTTCGAACTTTCCTTCATCCATTCCCTCAAACAAGTTTGGAAGTGCACCAGCACCATCGCTTGTGGCTTCCGCCTCTTGCTTAGTCGCCTGCTCCTTCAATATGTCCTCCGCAAATTTTGCGCTGGAAGCCATAATGTTCTTCAAATTGTCATCATGATTCGAAAGGGCCTCCTTAATTTTCGCAATGTTTTCGTGGGTCTCATATTTCTCAATTATCTTGTCGAGTTTTGTGAAGCTCTGAACAAGCAAATAGAATGTGTGTAAATAGCGCCAGAGGGCATGCTTTGATGAGAGGGATGGACAATTCGCGTAGATGTCGGCGAATTTAACTCCATGGAGCAAATTCATATCACTTAACTGGTCGCTATTACAAGATGTAATCGCTGTTGAGTAGGGGAGGCCGTGGCGAAAAAAATACTCTAAATAATATTTGGTGCTGGCATTTTCAACGATTTTCTTTTTCGCATTCTCAATCGACTCCTTCTTCGAAGAATTTACAAGGACTAAGTCGTCGCAAAATTCAAGAAATATTTTGTTCAAATTCTCTACTGAACTCATATTATTAATTCTATAAAGGTTTTTAAATTGTTTTTACAACGCAGTCGCTATAAAATGGAAAATGGCTTAAAGAAAACGGAATAATAATGTTATATATAGAAAATGTCCGAAAAAATGAGCACATTAACACGTTTTAATAACACGGTCGAGCAACTGATTGATGACCTTATTCTTCGCTATCAGGACCACCCATATTTTGGGAAAGAGCTCGTAATCACGAAGGAAAAGTTCAGTCTTCTTCGCAAAACGAACCCGCGTAAATCGGTTGAAGGAACGTTGCGCTTTATTTATCCGTTTAAGGCGCAACTTATGGCGAATGATGAGCAGTTCTTTGTTAGTAAGTCTTATGATGAACACGTGAAGAATGATTCACATCTGATGAAAGTTCTTAAAATTAAGGAGCTCTGGGAGCAAGATATGGATGATTTGACGAAGAAGACATTATTCGATTTCTTCAAGGTTTTGATTATTCTTGCTGAGAGATACGTCTCCGAAAAGATGGAGACGCAGGAATTATAAAACGGATTGTTTTATTCATTGAGGACCACAAAACCCCCAGAATTTCATTGGTGGAGGATGAAATCGATGTGGGTTAAAAAAAATGTTGCGACATATGTCTTTATATACACGTTCTTCTACCTCATCAATATAACAAGTACAAGGAGCCTGACAACAGCCCATCCATTTGTCATTGTGAAAGTTTGCTGGTCTCCATCTCCGATGATCTTCCAGAAGCCTTAATGCCGTAGGAATGTTTGAAATCCAGTTTGAATACATGTTTTCAGAAACAGAAACTTTGTATTGAACTGCGTCTTCATCAACAATTCCATCTAAATTTAACTGTAATTTAACTGTTCCCAAAATTGGAGAAATCCGTCTGGAATAATGGTGGATCTTCCAAAAATAGCTATAAAGTGTTGGGTCGAGTTCAAGAACTCGTTGAAGCAACACATGGAGTTCTTCTTGAAGCTTGTCCTCCACATCGAAATGACGTTCAGAGAGTTCTTTCATCTCTGAATAAACACCACGGATTTTCAATAGTATTGTGATGTAAAACACCTCCTCATCAGTAAAGATGCTATACTCAATATCTCCGGTAGATTCTTCAATTTTGTCAAGTATTCCTTGGTAAAAAAGAATCTTATCGGATAAAGGATTCTTTTTCGTCGGATCCCTCAGTTTTTTCTTCTTTTTTTGAAGGTTTCGAATAACGCATTTGATTCGAAAACGCAAATATTGTGCGTCATTCGAGCTAAACACGCTATTTTGATTTGATTGATTTGATTCTTGGTTTCCCATTTTATTGGAAGCTAAATTCAATTATATTTTGATTGAATTTACTATCAATTTTTATCTAATAAAAATTGATAGTAAAATTGATATAATAATTAATATATTTAAAAACAATGGCTTCAAAATTACAAATTGTAATCTTTATATTGATATTATCAATGGTAGATGCTAAACGATGCAACAGTTGTTGCAGTTGTTCATCCGCAAATTCCAGAGCGAATAACTTTAAGAAAAACTTCGATAAGTCATCGCAGGAAAATGGAATTCTTAAAAGCAAGACAATCACTCTTGGAGAGAATTTTGCTCTTCGTGTGTCCACAAAGGATGGGGCGCATATTGGATGGATTCACGATGAATTTAATCCCAGTATGTCTATTCCATCGAATGCTCAAATTCACATTGAGCAAAGAGTTGCCTGTTTCAATGGAACTCGCATTTTCTATGACATCGATCACAAAGGTCTTTTCATTGATTTACCTGTAATCGGAAGGTATACCGCAAGTCAAATAAGCCTCCCAGCAAGATCGGTCAGTTCAATAATCATACCAAACGGCTACCAAGTCATAATGTATGCGAATGATGATTTTTCTGGAAACAACTTTGTTGTGTTGACATCATCCCAAACAAATTTAGGAAATTTCAATGATAGGATGGTTTCGTTGGAAATTCAAGAAATCTTTGAAAAAAGAGTACAACATGTCGCAATCATCCACTCACATTGGGATTTCAATGGGAAAAAGACAGGAATTGAACTTGGAGAATCGTATGAGATTTCGATTCAACAAATTGGGTCTATTTCAATTGAGCCAGATCACGAAATTTTTCTTTATGACGGGTCAGTTCTACGCGATGTTTACACATCAAGTGTGAAATCGATCTCAATTTTAGGAAAAGCGACCGCAACTGTGCGGGTTCAAGAGGTTGGAATTATTCCTACTCAATATGCGGTCTTTTATGACGATGTTGATTACTCAGGAACGCATTTTATCCTCATGAATCCAACTGTCTATAACTGGACCATTGGAAAATTGAGTTCACTTCGTATTCCACAAGACTATCAGGTTGTGTTGCGGGACCAAGATTCTCATATTGTATTGAGAGGAAATATCCCAAATCTGGTATTGTACTTCTTCAATGACCGCACGATGACAATGGTTTATGAGAAAAGAACCAGTGGAAATATCGAAAATGTTGTCATTTTTTCAAAATCACATTTTTATGGAGAGATGAGGACGCTTCCAATTGGGAATACAGATGTGAGCGAGGTGTTTTACGCTGGATCGATTCGAGTTCCGGTAGGATACACAGTTAAAATTGTGAAAGAACCAGTTTTTCCATTCAATGTGGAGAGAATCTTCACGTATGTTGCTGATTCATCTGACATACGTTATTTCATTGATAGTCCGATTAGTTCAGTTCATATTTCATTCTGTGAAATATGAACTAAACAGATGTTCAGTAATTGTTTAACTGAACTGAAATTCAAAATTTTGGGAAATATTTCTCAATTATAAGTTAGTTGGAATTTAGATAAATCACAATTCCGAATCCGAATTAAAGAAGCCAATCAAGCCGCCAATCAAGACTATCCCGTTGTGAGTCCTCAACTGCATTCAAATAAGCATCAGTTTCACTTGTTGATAAACTAGAATATCTCAATGGGATACATTCGCGTTCGAAGAAATAGGCAAAGTCCCATTCAAGACCATTTGAAAGAGATTTTAAATACTCGACTACCTCTTTTTTTTCTTCATCAGACAAAAAACCGAGTCTAGCTGAATAGCCAATTTCCCGAATGAGTTTCCATACTCTATTAACTGCTTTCCGAACAATTGGATCCTCATCATTTTTTTGAGAACCTCTTTTTCTTAGACATCGCAGTCTATTTTTTAATTCCTTAATTGGAGTTGCAAAAATAAGATAAAACATTTGATTGTAAATCGAATGAATTTTTATTTAATTTACTATCAATTTTTTATAAATTTTGAATTGTTTAATTCAAATTTTATTCTTGCTCTGGATGAAATTCCGAAAGTTCATTAGGAAACATTTCGCAAACTTCAAGATATCTTGTTGAACCATATCTTTCCATAACATCTGATAGGAATGTTGGATCTTTTTTGAATGGATCAGATACGTATCCGAATTCCTGATTTTTTGCGAACCTTACAAAACATTTAACTTCCGTATTCACTTTCGTATTACTTAAAGACTCTTCATCATCCTGATACTCACATTTAACATAATTGATAATCGAAAGTGGCTCGATATTCGGTTTCAATGATGGTGGTTCAATTTTACCATCCTCAAATGAAGCAAGCAACATTCTATTTTGAAGATGACCAGTGGGAAAATTGATGTCTTTAAGTTGAGGAGGAACCAGATGAGGCCATGACTTTAACATTTCGTGGAGAAGACGTATTTTCTCACGTATATCATCTCCCATAACACATTTCGCATGCTCTTTATTTGCCATAAATGTACTGTATACAGGAAACTTAGCGTGGTTCTGAACAATTTTTTGAATAACGTTATTGAAAAATATCCTCCAAATTAAAAAGACCATTTGCTTCATTGACTCGTTTCTCTTACTAGAATCAAATTGTTTTTGCGATTCTTGAAGAAATGCTTCTACTTTTTTATTCAATCTTGCGATTTCTTGAAGAATATCATCTGGAATCGGAATTCCACGATCGCATCTGTTTTTAATGATGGACTCAACTAATTTACCAAGCTTAAATATATGACTACTCATTTTTGAATATAAACATAAAAAATGTATCATATTTACTATCATTTTTTATAAATAAATGAATCGTTTGATTCATTCAAGAAATTTTGGAAGTTCCGCAGACCATTGATCAATTTTCAGTTCCATTTCTGGTGTCAAGACAATTAGTTTGTGAACGATTTGTTGTGGACGATAATAGTAAGAAGAAGTGCGAGTCTGACAATCACAGTCTTCATAACATTTCTTGAACAATACACTCTTTGTCGTTTCAATAAGGTCTCTTATGTCAGCGAACGGCTGCTTATAGTTATAGCTTCCCCAAAGATCATTAGATTCTCCAAAAAGACTCGTCTCCGAATTGCTGTGCATATCAAAAATAGATTGAAGGGTATCTTTTGTTTCTTTGAGAAATGTACGAAATTTACGATCAAACTCAATAAATTTTTCCTTCTCAGAGATAAACTTCGATTCAAACACAAGTAAAGAAGCGAACAATGAATTCAGAGAATCCAAATCTTTCTCACCATCAAAAATAAAGTCATCAATTGAGGAAAAATCTGAAATTAGTTTCGCAAATTGAGCCGAGCATTCAAGGAAACCCGATTTTAGTTGCTCAAATTCAAGCGCAGAAATCATAGATTGAAATGTATCACGGTATTGAATGCTCTGTTTTTTTGCTTCATGAATGAGTTCTTCCATAATTTTGTTACACTCTCCTTCTTTTTCGCTTTTAACATCAAATGACAAAAACCCAAAAGGTGTCTTTTTATAGAATTCTCTTTCTTTTCTTGCTTGAAACAAAAAGACTCTAACAACAAAATGTTGCAGCCAGAAATGAACACGAATGTATCGATACAAAGATAGGAGTATCGTATTCGACATCAACCCGATGTTCTTCAAATACTCATCTAAGATTGAAACCATGGAGTCTGGAACACTAAGTTTCGACGCGAGAAAAAGACGAATCAAAAAAGTTTGTTCATCACCCGTGATTTCAACCGGAGACAGAGCAAGTTTCTGAATCAAAGACTCGATGAATGCAATTTGTTCATTCAATCTCGTAACCTGTTGGACAAGTTCAGACGTTTTTTCTGAAACTTGTATATTATAGTCAGATTTCTTTTCAGGATTTGTTATTGATTCTCTTTGAAGAGGAATTAATTTAACAAGAATCTTTTCAATTTGTTCTTCGATCGACCTTATTTGGTCTTTTTCCTTTTTCAATAACTCGTCGAGAAGTTCTTGAAAAGATTTTTTTTTACTTTGTAAAAAATTAGTGAAACACATTTTTTTCAAGTTTAATTCAATAATATTTTGATTGAATTTACCATCAGTTTTTATAAATAATCAATGACGATAACATGTAAATACATGGCGAAGTATTGAAAAATAACAAAAACGTGCGAGAATGTCAGGATTTTTTTGTAAATAAACTCTATCAATACGTCTCACTGCTTCTGTAAATAAAGATTCATAACCAATTCTTATGAATCTTTTTGTCAGTTCTTCCATTTCTTCAACCAATTCGGTGTTTTTCTTCAAATACTCATCAAGTATTTCAAAATTTTTTTCATATTCAGAAAGACGTAAATATATTTCATCAATACCAACGTAATCTTTTTTCTCTTTTTCTCATTTTTCTCCGTATTTCAGAATTTCCAATTCATTAAAATACATACTAAGTTTATTACAGTTATTTTCAAAAAAAGTATAGTTTTTTCAAATAAAAATATAGCTTTTTTTAAATATATCTGTAAAAACAATTAAGCATCAACCCTCCCTCTGATTATTTATAACTAATAATTCAGTTTTAGAATTACAAGCAAATAATCAAAGCAGTTGAACAGATTAAAAACTCTTCGAGTTTTTAATCTCTTGAGTCTTAAAGACGAAGTCTTTAAGACTAACGGTTGTATAAGATACATGAATCATGTTAAACTCATGTATATCTAATAAAATCCAAAATCATATATATTTTCTGTTAAGAT